TATAATGGCATGCCTTCAGGGTGGGATAATGTTTGTGAAGACGAAATTGGATCGGTGCTGGATGACGATGGCTACATAGTTGAGACTAGATTAAAATCCAAACCTGAGGTCTTGCATGCGGAAACTAATGCAATTGCAAAATTAGCCAGGTCTAATGAATCTGGGTTAGGTGCTGCAATGTTCATTACTCACGCGCCTTGTCTTGACTGTGCAAAATTAATATATCAAACAGGTATAAGTACTGTGTATTATCGTAATACATATCGTGAAAATAATGGTGTTGAATTTTTGTTAAAAGGTGGTATTGATGTTGAACAAATCTAAAGTAGGTTTTAATTGTAGTACGTTCGATCTCTTCCATGCCGGTCACGTTACTATGTTAAAAGAAGAAAAACGTTTTTGTGATTATTTAATAGTAGCTATTCAAACAGATCCAACAATTGATAGACCGGATACTAAAAATAAACCGGTACAATCTATTTACGAAAGGTATTGTCAGGTATCCTCTTGTAAGTATGTGGATGAAGTATTAGTGTATTCAACAGAAGAAGAACTTTTGAATATGATTAAGACCCAGCATATTGATATTAGATTCTTAGGTGATGAATATAAGACAAAAGATTTTACAGGCAAGCAATGGTGTCTGGATAATGGTATTGAACTTCACTACCATCTAAGAGATCACCCCTACAGCAGCTCAGCTTTACGTAAGCGTGTGTATACCGCTGAAACAGAAAGATTAAAAAAATCAAATGGCAAATAACCATTATAACTGCGATAGTTGTGACGCAGATTTTAAAATTAAACATTCTCTGGATGAATCTTATTTTGAAGTAAATTTCTGCCCATTTTGTGGTGGGGAAATTGATAATGAAGAAGAAGAGGAATCGGACGACTACGAATGACCGATTGGCTGTACAATGGTGAACCTTATTATGAACCTGGAGAATATTATGGATTTGTCTACATTATCGAAAACCTGCTATCTGGTAGGAAGTATATCGGGAAGAAATTTTTCTGGTCTATCAAACGAAAGCAAGTTAATAAAAAACGAAAGTCGTACAAAGTCGAATCTGACTGGAAAGAGTATTGGAGTTCTTCTGATGAGCTCAAAAGAGACGTCGAAACTTTGGGAAGAGAGAGTTTCAAGCGTACGATAATTCACCTGTGTCTTAACAAGGGCACTGCAAACTATCTCGAAGCAAAAGAACAATTTACCAGAGCGGTGTTAGAAAATAAAGAACTATGGTATAATTCATGGATATCAGTTAAGGTAATGAGATCCCATGTGAGGTTATCCTAATGTTTACAATCTGTATAACTTTATTTACAGCGCTTCTACTTTCAACAGTAGCAGCATATTTTTCCATTGCCGGGTTGATGGCAATTTTTGCCGCGGCAACAATCCCTATTGCCATAATGGGGGGTACACTAGAACTTGCAAAAATAGTTACAGCGTCATGGGTATATCGCAATTGGAATACATCACCTGTACTTTTTAGATACTACCTTATAAGTTCCACTGTTATTCTTTCTCTTATTACTTCATTAGGTATTTTTGGTTATCTTTCTAAAGCACATAACGATCAAAACTTAGTGTCGGGGGATGTTCAAAGTAGGATTGCAATTTATGATGAAAAAATTAAAACCGAAAAAGAAAATATTGAAGCAACCCGTAAGGCACTTAAACAGATGGATGAGGGAGTGGACCAAGTACTGGGCCGCTCAACAACAGAAACGGGTGCTGAAAAAGCTGTGGCTATGCGAAAGTCCCAGCAGAAAGAACGTGGTAGACTTCAAGCTGAAATATTACAGTCGCAAAAGTCAATCACAGAACTTAACGATGCCCGTGCGCCTATTGCCGCCGAGGTACGTAAGGTTGAAGCAGAAGTTGGGCCAATTAAATATATTGCAGCGTTACTATACACCGAACAATCTGTAGATGTATTAGAGAAAGCTGTAAGATGGGTAATTATTGCTTTAGTAATGGTATTTGACCCTTTGGCAATTTTGTTACTAATCGCAGCAAATATGTCGTTACGTAACCTGCATGCAAAACCCGTTTCGATTATACCCGTAACAGTATTTGATCCTCCTGCACCTTCAGCATTCCAAACTCCTGACTCGGGTGTCATTAATATCCCTAAAGAGTTTCCTGATGTCTTTGCCAGTCAATACTCTTACCCCCAGTCTGAAGAAGAAAAAGTAGTGTCTGAAACTCCTAAACCGAAAGAAACTTGGAGTGAGATACTATATCGGCGCGCAGGTCTTACAAAGAAGTAACGTAACGCTTGACCGTAACTCGGATGTAGCATATAATAACGCATGTTCAGGAGATTATATGAGTGATGATTTTGATGTTAAATTTAACCACTTCGATACTATTAAAGATAGAAGTAAGTTTAGATCCGTATGGTCTATATACGAAGTAACTAATATATTTGACTTTTCTGGTCTTGAAGCAGATAATCTCGTTTATAAAGATCATTGGGGTCATGAACGAGCCATTACAATTCCATTACCCGGTGGTAACCTTCAGTGGTGGGATTTGTGGTCTGCGGCAGAAAAAGCTATTGTTGAATCAGAAGATCAGCATCATGTCTTTATTGAAGACTTTCAAAAGTCTAAAGACGGTAAGACTTTATTTTTGAGAACTGGGAGTTAATATGAGTCAAGTTGCAAAGCATGCTTACGAACCTACCTATTATGGCAGGGCATCAGAGGACGAGAAGAAAATATTCCGTGAATGGTTAGGCGGGGTATTGCGTACAAATTATGTAAATATTCACTTTCGTAAAAAAGACGGTTCTATTCGTATCATGAATTGTACCTTACAAGAAGGTAAGACTCTGGATTATGAGAAGAAAACCGATCGAGTAAGAACCGTAAGTGAAGAAACTTGTCCGGTATTTGATATCGATAAGGAAGAATGGAGATCGTTTCGTTATGATTCTGTTACAGAGATTCGCTTTAATATTGGTGAGGAAGTATGAGTAGAATTGCTATACATGAGCCTAATGGTATTACCCCAGAGTTAGGTAATTATAAATCTGCGCTTTCCCGTGCCTTTAATTTCTATAATCAAGATAATGATAAGAAAGCTGCGCGCACGTATCTTAAATCCTATATTAAGCATAAAAATCTAGCTGTTAATTTAGATAGCGCATCTGATGGTGATATAATTCTTACTTACGGCTGGCTAGCTCGTATGGTAATGAATGGTAATGTACTAACGACTCAGCATACAGAAAAACTAGACAAGTACATTATGACTTTACCAACTACAAAAGTTGTAGTTAAAGTAGTAGAAAAAGCACCGCGACCCTCCGTTCAGGATTATATGCAAGATAAAATTGCAGAAGTAATCGGAGAACTAGAAGGTCAGGTAGATGCTTTTCTTACGGAAGATAAAGAATTCGATCTCTATAACTATCTACAGGCTAACTCTATTCCTAAACCTTATTGTAAGGATATTGATACCTGGGCTCGTAAACGCGGTATAGAGTTTACAGAGGTATATAAAACTACGGATAGAGATATTAAGGAAGGTTATTCCAACATTAGTCGTCGGCAGCAGGCTAACCTTGTTAAACTGTTTGGTTCCTTTATTGTAGATCTTGAGAAGTATACTCAGTTTAAGAAAGCCAATCGTAAACCTAGAGTTACGAAAGCTAAGCCTCCTGCCGTTCAGGTTGCAAGGATTAAGTTTAAAAAAGAAGATGCTGAATTAGGTATCAAGTCAGTTAATCCTTCTGAGATGGTTGGAGCCTCTCAGGTATGGGTATATAATGTTAAGTATAAGAGATTGGCTGCCTATCGTTCAGATTCTGTACATGGCATTCAGGTAAAAGGTTCTACCTTACAGAACTATGATCCGGATATGAGTGAGTGTCGTTCTATTCGTCGCCCGGAAGCGTTCCTTAAGATACTACTAGATGCCAGTAAGGTAAAGTTGCGTAAGCTTCTTTCCGATCTCACAACCAAAGGATACGATGTTACAGGTCGTATCAACGATGAATGTATTATTGTGAGAGTTATTAAGTGATTGTAATTGATTATAGCCAGACCATTATCTCGAACCTGATGGCTGAGATTGGTAATAGAACCGATGTTGAGCTTGACGTAAATTTACTTCGTCATATGGTAATTAATACCATTAGAAGTCATAAGGTTAAGTTTGGTAAAGAATACGGTGAGGTAGTTATTGCTTGTGATAGTCGTAAGTACTGGCGCAAAGAGGTGTTTCCTTACTATAAAGCCAACCGTAAGAAGGCTAGAGAAGACTCTGGCTTTAATTGGCCCTTAATATTTGACTCTATTAATTTAATTAAGGAAGAACTTAAAGCTATCTTTCCTTACAAGGTTATTGAAATAGAAGGGGCAGAGGCAGATGATGTAATTGCAACTCTTGTCTACTGGTCGTTAGAGAATGATGTTAAAGAAGGTACTTTGGTACCTGAACCTAAACCGTTCCTTATTATCTCAGGTGACCATGACTTTAATCAGTTACAGAAATACCAGCA